ATCAATCCTTCTAAATTAGCTAGCATGAAAATGACTAATTTCCCCGATATTTTATACAAATATTTGAACAGTAAAGTTGATACTGGATTAGTAAATATTGGTGATGATTTTCTACAATGGATTGATCAAAGTAATCTTACAGGAGCAATGAAAAAGAAGATTACTGATTATGTTAGTAGTAATCGTGACGGATTTGAATCTTTATGGAAAGTTGTTGTAGAAATAATGTCTGTAAAAGATGAAATCATCAATCAAATAGACAATCAAGATACCGAAATTAAATCGTATATAGGCAATGAACCTGGAGGTGAAGGTTATGTATTCTCTCATCCAGAAGGTGACATTAAGTATGTTTCTCGTTCCAAATTCAGCGCTGCAAATAGAGCTGCACATAAACAACCAATTGATGAAGGTGGTTGGTTAAAACCAGAATTAACTTCTAAAACTATTTTATCACCGGATACAATTGAAAAAGCAACTGAAAAGTTTAAGGATTTTTTATCTGATTTAAACATGTTTTTAAGTAATATACCGTTGGCTCCAATTAAGGATTATCAAATATTGGGTTCAGCTGGTTATTATAAACAAGATCAACATGATAAAAAACAAATAACTTATGGTGATATTGATGTAATGGTTGTTATACCAATTGATTCAAAAGATGATGGAGCTGATATAAAGAAAGAATATATCAAGAATGTGATTAAATTCATTGAAACAAGTGGTCAAAATTACATTGATATTGAAAGTGCAAAGAGATCTGATGGCAAACAAATTATAATTAAAATTGAAGAAGACACTTGGGTTCAATTGGATTTGTTATATACCACAAAAATATATAAAGATTGGTTTGCTACTAGATTTACTCCAGAAAGAGGTATAAAAGGATTTACAATGGGTGGAATGTATTCTGCATTGGCAGAAGTTCTTAATATTAGAATTGGTGATACAGGTGTAAGAGCTAAATTTAAAGATGGTAAGATTGTATCTCCAATGTTAAGAAAAGATGTTATAGATAAATTGATATCCAATAGTCCTCGTACATTTTTAAGAGATTTGGCAGACTTTTTGGCTGAATTATTTAATAAAAAGATTACTGTTGTTGATCCAAATTTATCTGCACATAGTGGTGTAAATCCACAGGATGTTAAATTAAAAGATTTAACTACAGGTGTTTTAGGATTTGCAAAAACTCTTGATGCAAATGGTATTCTTTCTGATTTAGGATTTGATTATGCATCATTTATCAAAGCTATAAAAGACAAATATGCTGAAAAAATGATTGAACAATATTCAAAGAAAGAAAAGAAAGCAACTACTCCAGAAACTCAAGCATCTATTGATAAAATCAAAAAACATGCTGATTTGGGAAATAAAATCGTCAATGATATATTGAAAGAATTTCTAATTACTGAAGGTGGCAATGCAGTAGCTGCAAACAGTGATTTACCAAAACAATATTTAGATTCTACTGTAAAAAATGGATTAAAAATATGGAATCTTGATTCATTGAAATATGAAATTATCGGAAATAAATCAAAACCAGTGTTGGGGGATATTGATGTTGCAGTATCTACAGAACAATTAAATCAATTGCTTGGTGTCAATTATGATTATGATAAAAAGATGTTTTATGAAAAATTAAAACAACATATAGAAGCAAATGTTCCATCAAATGTTCCAACACCAGCTTATAAAATAAATACAGGATTAGATCAATTACACTTGAATGTACCTATCATAGATGAAAATGGTAATTCAGTAAAATCAACAACAATACCAAATGAAGATGGATATGTACAAATTGATTTGATGATTGGTGATTTAAATTTCATGATTAAGGCTTTATCTGGAGCACCAGAATCAAAATATAAAGCCGCATTAAGAAATATTCTATTAATGAATATTATGTCACATAGTTATGAACCTACCGAAGATCCAAATAAGATGAAGAGATATCAATTTAATTGGAAAAAAGGTCTTCAAAGTGCGGATGTTATAACAAATCTAAAGGGTAAACAAGAAAAACAAAATATAAAAACTGTTTATTCTGACATGGATGATATTGCTGAATTTTTATTTGGCAAAAGTGTAACATTTAATGACATTAACACTTTAGAAAAACTAATTAAATTAGTGAAAGGTAATACTTTTCGTTATAAAAACAAAAGAACTGAAATCTTAGATGATTTCAAAAAGGAATTGGATAGATTAAAAGTAAAGTTATGAAAAGAGCAACAGGAAAAAGCAATCTTGACATAGTTAAAGATTATGTTGACGGAAACCGTCCATTTATTCAAGTTGGTTATGATCCTAACTTGAATAACAGTAAAAGAAAAGAAGGTGAAGAATGGGAAGACGGTCAAGGAAATAAATGGGTTTGGAAAAATGGTACCAAAAGAAAAGTATCCAAACTAGGACAAATAAAAATTGATCAAAGATGTAGTATCTGTAATGCAGATATGAAATTTGGCAATTATTTAGATGATAGATTTTATCCCAAAACAGGCAAGTGTTATGATTGTAGCATTTCATTTGATAGCAAATTGAAATCATTGGGTGTATATGCAGATTATGAACGATATAAAATCTATAATAGTATGCTTTCTGAAATGAAAGATTTTAAGAAAAATATTACTGATAGTATTGAATATTTAGAAAAAAATCCAGAAGAAAAGTTACAATTTTTTAATGAAGATGGAAGTCAAGAATTCTGGACTGATAATACAAATCAAATACAAAAAGTATTGTCTGATCTAAAAGAAGATTTGAAAAATGTTGACGAAAATATTTCAAAGGCAAATGAAGAATTGGCCAAATTAAATTATAATTCTGAAATTGAAACTAAAGCCAGACAAATGGTTTTGGATAAATTAAATCAATGAGTACACCAAAAACACTTAAAGAAGTAATTAAAGAGGAATATAAGAAATGTCTTGTAGATCCAATTTACTTCATGAAAAAGTATGTTAAGATTCAACATCCTATTCGTGGAACTGTAAACTTTGATTTATATCCATTTCAAGAAGAAGCTTTAACAGACTTGGTTGAACATGATTTTAATATCATATTAAAGTCTAGACAAATGGGTATTAGTACATTAACCGCAGCATATAGTTTGTGGTTAATGGTATTTCACAAAGATAAAAATGTTCTTTGTATTAGTATTAATCAAGAAACATCTAAAGAAATTGTAACCCGTGTAAGATTTGCGAATGACAATCTTCCTTCTTGGTTAAAAGTAAAAGAACAAGAAGACAACAGATTAAGTTTAAGATTGACAAATGGTTCACAAATTAAAGCTGTTTCATCTGCCGGTACATCAGGTCGTTCTTCTGCATTGTCATTGTTGATTATTGACGAAGCTGCATTCATTGATAACATTGAAGAAATTTGGTTATCGGCTCAATATACATTAAGTACTGGTGGTAGAGCAATCATGTTAAGTACACCAAATGGTGTTGGTAATTTCTTTCATCAAACTTGGGTAAAGGCAGAAGCCAAGGAAAATAAATTTAATACAATTAGACTTCCATGGCATTTACATCCTGAAAGAGATCAAGCTTGGAGAGATAAACAAACCGAACTATCAGGTGTAAAAGGTGCAGCACAAGAATGTGATTGTGACTTTGCAACTACTGGTAATGGAATTGTTGATGTTGCCACAATTGATTTTTATAAACAAAGCAAGGTAAAAGATCCAATTGAAATGAGAGGATTGGATCATGGTTATTGGATATGGGAATATCCAGATTATAGTAGAAATTATATAGTTAGTGCTGACGTTGCTAGAGGTGATGGTGCGGATTATAGTGCATTTCAAGTTATTGATGTAGAGTCATTGACACAAGTTGCCGAATATAAAGGACAAATTGGTACTAAAGATTATGGTAACATGTTGGTAAGTGTTGCAACAGATTATAATAATGCTTTATTAATTGTAGAAAATGCGAATATTGGTTGGGCAGTTTTACAACAAATAATAGATAGACAATATCCAAATACGTTCTATAGTAGTGCAGATCTACAATATGTAGACGTAGAAAGACAATTGACGAATAAAGTTAATAGAGATGAAAAGAAGATGATTCCTGGCTTTACTAATAGTCAAAAAACTAGACCATTATTAATTTCAAAGTTAGAAACTTATTTTAGAGAAAGATCAGTAGAAGTAAGATCGCTTAGATTTTTGGATGAATTGTCCGTGTTTATTTGGGACGGTAATAAAGTAGCTGCAATGAAAGGTTATAATGATGACTTGGTAATGGCAATGAGCATCGGATTATGGGTAAGAGATACAGCATTAAAGTTAAGACAACAAAGTATGGATTTAAATAGATCAATGTTGGGTGGTATTACAAGAATTGGTGGTTCTCAAAACATTTATAAAGCACAATCAATTAATAGTAAAGAAGCATGGCAAATGTCAGTTGGAAAAACTACAGATAAAAAAGAAAACCTAACTTGGTTATTGTAACATATTTATATATATAAAACTATGGCAAACGAAGAATTTCAAATATTAAAACAAAGATCTTTATATTCAAAATTAAAGAGACTTTTCTCTACTGATGCGGTAATCCGTAATATTGGTGGTAAAAAGTTAAAGGTAGTAGATACAGATGAAGTAATGTATGCTACAGACCGCAATACACTTAGAGATCGTTTTAATAGAATTAGAACATCTTCATATAATCAATATAGCAGAGATTTTACTTTAAGTTATCAAGCTGCTCGTATTGAACTATTTCGTGATTATGATACGATGGATATGGACCCAATCATTTCATCTGCATTGGATATTTACGCTGATGAAAGTGTAACTAAAAATGAATTGGGTGAAATTCTTATAATTCATTCAAGTAATGATAACATTAAACAAATTCTTTATAATTTGTTCTATGATATTCTTAATATTGAATTTAATATGTGGAGTTGGACTAGAAATCTTGTAAAGTACGGCGATTTCTATTTGAAAATGTATATTAGTCCAGAATATGGTGTATACATGGTAGAACCTATTAGTGCATACAATGTTACCCGTGTAGAAAATAGTGATTTAACAAACAAAAACTATGTTAAATTCCAAATCAATTTACCAGAAGGTGGCAGATTAGAAGAATTGGAAAACTATCAAGTTGCACATTTTAGAATGTTGAGTGATAGTAATTTTATTCCTTATGGTAAGAGCATCATTGAAGGTGGTAGAAGAGTTTGGAAACAATTATCATTGATGGAAGATGCAATGTTAATTCATCGTGTAATGCGTGCTCCCGAAAAGAGAATTTTTAAAGTTGACGTTGGTAATATTCCGCCTTCTGAAGTGGATCAATATATGCAAAGATTGATGGACAAGATGAAAAAAGTCCCATATATTGATGAAAAAACTGGTGATTATAATCTTCGTTTTAATCTACAGAACATGGTAGAAGACTTTTATTTGCCAGTTCGTGGTAGTGATAGTGGTACTAGTATTGAACCATTGAGTGGTATGGAATTCAATGGTATTGATGATATTGAATATCTTCGTAACAAGATGTTAGCTGCATTAAAGATTCCAAAGGCATTTTTGGGTTATGAAGAAGATTTGAGTGGTAAAGCAACACTTGCAAGTGAAGATGTAAGATTTGCTAAAACAGTAAACAGAGTACAAAGAATTTTGATTAGTGAATTGAACAAAATTGCAATGGTACATTTGTATGCGCAAGGATATAAAGATGCATCATTAGTTGATTTTACATTAGAATTAACAAATCCTTCAGTAATTTTTGAAAAAGAAAAGATTGCTATTTGGCAAGATAAAGTCAATCTTTCCAAAGACATGATGGAAACCAAATTATTTAGTAAGAAGTGGATATATGAAAATGTATTTAAGATTTCTGAAGAAGATGTTGATATTCAAAAGAATGACTTGGTAGAAGATGCAAAACAATCTTATAGATTTAAACAAATTGAAGATGAAGGTATTGATCCAGCCAAACCATTCAATAAAATCAAACCAGAAGAAGGTGGATCTAGTGGTGGAGGCGAACCTGAATCAGGTGGAGGCGAACCAGGAGCAGAAACTGGTGGAGGTGAAGGTGGTGCTGCACCAGAAGGTGGAAGTGAACCAGGTGGAGCAGAGGCCGGTGGCAGTGAAACTCCTGCATTAACTGAAAAATCTCTTAGAACATACAAAAGACCTTCACAAAAAGGATCACATAAAAAGAGAAAAGATATTACCTTTGGATATGATCCATTAGGAAGCAAAGAAAATGTATCACAGTCACAAACAGATCCAATTAGACAAGGTTCAAAAACCAAATCTCCATTGAGTTTAGAGGGTTTAAATGACTTCTTAAAAACTACTTCTCAAATCAAAAGTGAACTTTTAAATGAAACAAAAAGTCTATCAATGTTAGACGAAAAAAATATTATTGAATAATCCATGTAAATAGTATATTAAAAATGATTTTTACTATAAATTTACTATATTTATAAAATAACGAAGATTAAATTATATGCACAAAGCTAAGCATTCAAAGTTTAGAAACACAGGAATATTGTTTGAATTGCTCACTCGACAAGTGACATCAGATATTTTGTCTGGAAAAGACGAATCTTTTGCCAAGAATATTCTATTTAAATACTTTTCTGAAAGTAAAGAATTAGGCAAAGAGTTACAATTGTATAACTTTTTAGTTAATGAAGTTGCAAAAGACGAAACACAAGCTGAAAAGTATATTGAAATTGTTTTAAAACAAAGAGACAAACTAAATCAAAAGTCATTAACATCTGAAAAATATAATTTAATCAAAGAAATCAAAGATGTTTATCCAATTAATGATTTATTTAAGTCTAGTATTAAAAATTATAAAGTCTTAGCTTCAATATATAAAATTTTTGAAAATCACGGTGATAAAAATTCTAAGTTTGATGTAAAAGAAATTGTTACATCCAGAACTTGTATTGTTGAAAATTTATGTGGCATTAAAAAAGTTAATAAAGAAACCGAAGATGAAATGATTAATGTTTATAAACAACAAAACGAAGAAGTTCGTCTTTTGAGTTATAAAATATTGGTCGAATCTCTAAATGAAAAGTATAAAGATTTGGATTCAAACCAAAAGAATTTATTAAAAGAATATATTAATAGTATAAGCAATACAAATTCATTGAAAACATTAATTGACAGTGAAGTAACTAATGTTAAGAAACAATTGGCTGAATTAACCAATAAAATTTCTGATGATGTCATTAAGATTAAAATTAATGAAACTGTAAAACAACTTGATAATGTTAAAAAATTTAATCTCGTTAAAGATAATCAAGTAATGGTTCTATTGTTATCATATGAATTGATAAAGGAAATCAAAAATCAAATTTAATATGAACGAAGCCAAAGAAATTATTAAGTCAGATGAATCTTTGAAACAAAAAATCAAAGAATTAATTAAACAAGTAATGGACGAAATTACTACTTCTGCTGCTGCAGGTAGTGGAGAAGGTTCTGCCGGTGTACCAAGAGTTCCTACTTGGGTTTCTAAAAATAAAAAGGGTAGACCAGATGTAGCTACTGCTCTTGGATATACTCTTGCAAAACCAGTAAATGAAGCTGCCGAACCAGGAGCTGTTCCACAACAAGATCCAAACGCACAACAAGGACAAGAAGATCCTAATTTATATGATGCTAAGTTTGATTTGACGGATTTTGAAACTAGAGTATCTCAATCTACTTTGCAAAATAAAACAAGTTTTCAAAATAAAATAATGAGTAAAATTGGAAACAAACAAGTCCAATTAAGAGCGTCAAAAGGATATGGTCAACCAGAAAAAGATTATATAGTGAATGTTTCTGGTGTAAGTATTGATTTTTACTATGAAAAATATGTAATAGTAGTCAAAGGTAGAGAACAAGGTAAACAAAAAGAAAGTGAATACTTTGTTAAAGCACCATACCAAATCAAAATTTTAGGTAATGCAGTTGTTACACCTTCCGTAAAGAAGAAACAACAACAAGCTCCAGCAACACCAGTTGCTCCTGTTGTACCAACAAACACTGCAACAAAAGGAGTATAATATATATGAATAAAAAACTATTAGTAGATTGTATAACATTTGATGTAGATAAATCTGTACTTAAAGAAGCAATGTCTAAAGGTGGACCATTGGTTGTACAAGGTGTTCTACAAAGAGCCGAAGCAAAAAATCAAAACGGTAGAGTATACGGCAAAGAAATTTTACAAAGAGAAGCTCAAAAATATGATGAAAATTTCATCAGAGAAAGAAGAGCACTTGGCGAATTAGATCACCCAGACAGTAGCGTTGTGAACTTAAAGAATGTAAGTCACAATGTAAAAAGAATGTATTGGAATGGTAATGATTTAATGGGCGAAGTAGAAATTTTAACTACACCAAGTGGCAATATTTTAAAAGAATTACTCAACTGTGGTATTAAGTTGGGTATTAGTTCCAGAGGAATGGGAAGTGTTAAAAAGAATGTACATGAAGGTACCGATGAAGTTCAAGATGATTTTGAATTGATTGCATTTGACTTTGTTAGCAATCCATCAACCAAAGGTGCGTTTATGTTTCCATCTGGAGAACAATCTTTACAAGAAGGAGTTGTAAAAAACCCATTAACAAACAAATGGGAAAATGTAGAAAATTTAATCAGAGACATTTTAGGAGAAATTAAATAATATGAATGATATTCTAATTGAAAATATTAAACTCAAATCAGAATTACAATATGATATTTTATTTGAATCAACCGAATATCATAGTTTAGATTCTAGTACCCAAACATTCCTAAAAGAATGTTATGATATGGGTGTAAACACAGGTATTTACTTTCATAGAAACGAACAAATGCTTATTGAAAGCATGGACGAGGGATTTTTTGACCGTCTTAAGGCCGGCGCAGTTCGTGCTGGTCAAGGAGTAAAGAATCTTTCTGGATTTGGTTCTCAAACTGCAGATAGTAAAGATGCGGGAGTTGATTCTTTATTGAATAATTTCAAACAAAAGTTTGAAAAAGCTAAACAAACTCAAGGACAAGGATCTAATCCAAATGCCGATGCGTTGAAGGATAAAATCGTCGATGATATTGAAATTCTTGATAAAAGAGTTGTTAACGATCCAACTCCTGCTCCCGATCCAAAAACAGCGGAAGATATCGTAGTAAAAAATCCAGGTATTCCAAAGTCTCTTAAAGATAAAATCATTCAAGGTATAAGAGAAAATCCAGGTAAAATAAAATTTTTATTAGCCGCTGCATCATTTGGTGCGGGTGTAGCAGCAGCAACTTATAGTTTAGGAAATCCTATTGCAATAAAAGCTGCTGGTGCAGCAGTAAACGGTATTGGTAATGCTATTCTAGCAAAGATTCAAGGTCGTGGTACAGGCGATGCAGTAATGTCTGGTTTAACTCAAGGTGTAGCCGGTGCTGCTCTTGCTGGTGCAGGTGCAGCAACAGTAAATGCTATATCATCATATATTGACCAAGCAGGCGAAGTTAGTCCAAATGCATTTCAAGTAACTAAACAAAAAGCAGCAAAAGTTCCAACAGCTCCAAGAACTCCAGATGATGTTGAACCAATTGGTCCTGAACCAACTCGTTGGGACCAAGTTCCACCAGGAAATACAATGCCACCTGATCCAGCAGCAGTTCAAGGACAAAATATTCCTGCTACTCCAAGTGCTGCAGGTACTACAACACCAAAATATGTAGAACCAGGTACAAGAGCAGCTAGAGTTGATTTTGATGCGAATCAACAAGCACAATATTATAAGTCTAGAGGATATACTGGTCCAAAGGATACTTTGGGTAGACCAAAAGCTTTGTTTAGAGAAAATAAAGAATCAATGTTTGTTAAATCATATAACAACACATACACTCTTAAGAAATCTTTGAATGAAAACATTGAAGAAAAATGGAATGAAAGTGTAGAAGAAACATTAGAAGAAGCATTAAATGCTGCACAACAAAAGGCATACGACGAATTTTTGATTGACTTGGGTAAGATGTTCAATAAATCAAAAGATGAAGTAATTCCATTTATGCAAAGTCAAGGAACAAGATTCAAAAATGTTCTTGATTATTTGAATCAAAATGTTACTCCAACTCAAGCTCCAACTGCACCAGCTCCAGAACAACCAGTTCAACAACCAAATCAAGTAAAACCATCATTGGCTAAATACATTAATGGAATTAAAGGAAGTGCATTATTTGCGGGGGATTTAGCTGCAAGAATTCAAAAAACAATTGATTTCCCAGTAGATAAAGATGCAACTAAAAATGTTAGATCAATGATTGAATTGAGAACATTTTTAAAGTCACTCAATGGTATTTTGAATACAAATTCTGCCAATTATAGAAAACAAATTGGCGATCCATCCGTATTATTACAACAAGTTAATGAAGACATTAAGGAATATAGTAGTTTAGCTAAACAAATTTCTGATGTAATGCCATCACTTGTTGGTGCAACATTTGAATTAAGACAAATGTATGGTAAGAGACAATCATCTGCTCCTGGCGGAAAAGCTCCTGCTGGTGCAGTTCCACCAGTAATAAAAGAAGAAGATATTAAACTTGGAGGTTCTTTGGGTCAAGCAAAATCTAATTTGAGTGTAGAAGAATTATCAAGAGCAAAATTCTTTTTATCTAAGTTGGTTGATATTGGTCTATTAGTTAAATCAATTAATGTAGCTCAAGCAGATCAAGTTCAAATGAAGAATTTGTATAAAAATCTTCTTGAATTGGCAAATTTAGTAGTAAATAAAAATGTCAAAGGAATTAAATTAAATAAGAAAATTGATTCTGCTTTCCAAGGCAAAGATATATTAGGTCCAAACGCAGTTGACAAAAAACAAAGTCCTGTTAAACAAGGTCCTGGAGATATATTTAAAGAAGGAAAAAAGAATAATTTCAAATTAAGATAATATTTATATCATATGATCAAACTAACTGAAATAGCAGAAACATTGGGAATTAAAAATCAATCCCAATCTTCACAACCAGTTCCACAAGCTGTTGGAGAATCACCTGCAGCAGTAAAGACACTTACCAAGGAAGAAAAGAAAGCTCTTTATGAATTGGTACATAATTATAATGAATATGGAAAAGTTCTTTATGAATATCATCAATTGATGAAAGTTGCGGAAAATATTGATAAAATATCACAATATGCCGAAACATATGCATTGAATGAATGTGGTGATTGGATGCAAGAAAATACTGCTATTCGTCATTTCAAAGAATTGAAGAAGATGTCTGAAGCATTTAAGAAAAATGCTGCTAAATGTCAACAACAAAACAATGAAATGGTCAGTTTATATGAAGATATGGGCAATATTTTAGAAAAATATTTTGAAATTAAAAGTCATTAAAACATTATAAATAGAAACGAAAAACCCCACTTTTTACAGTGGGGTTTATTTTTTAAATTTCTACTGAACCAAGTTCAT